ATTTTTATTAAATAATATTTTTTATTAGTAAATTTTAATAGAATAAAATTAAATTAATATTTTTATTTTTGATTACTAAATTTAAATTGAATATTTTAATTACAAAATTAAATTAATATTTTAGTTACAAATTTAAATTGAATATTTTAATTTCAAAATTAAATTAATATTTTTTATTAGTAAATTTTAATTGAATAACATTATATTTTATTATAAATTTAAATTAATATTTTTGATTAGAAAGTTAATATTATATTTTTATTAAATAATATTTTTTATTAGTAAATTTTAATAGAATAAAATTAAATTAATATTTTTGATTACTAGATTAAATTAATATTTAAATTTAATATTTTTATTATAAAATTAAATTAATATTTTAGTTACAAAATTAAATTAATATTTTATGATGAATCAAATTATTCATTATTAATATATTCAGTTAATATATTTCTTATTATTAAATTTAGATGTCCATTATATTTTATAAATATATTTATAATTTCTTTTTCATTATAATTTATATTTAAATCTGATAATATTTTTAATAATTCAATATAATTATTATTTTTTTTTGAAAAATTTGTCATTGGTATTAATAATGATTCATTTATAATATCACCATTTTCAATATATAAATATAATAAATTTAATAATTCTGGTTTTTTCATATAAATATTTATTAATTTTTTAAAATCTGAGTCTTGAAATAATTTTAATGTTTCTTTATTTATATTACTTATATTATTTTCATTTTCACTTTTATTATTATTATTATTATTATTTAAACCTAAATTAATTATTTTATTTTTTATATTATTATTATTAGTATATATATAACACATTAATGAATCTGTAATATTATATTCAAAATTAGAATTAGAATTAATTTCAGTGGTATTAATATAAAATTTAATATTATTAATTTCATCATTAGTAAAACTGATTTTATTTAAAATTACAGATAATGTATTATAATTAATATTTCCTTTAAAATTTAAAATTATTTGATTAACAGGAACAACATTATTATTTTGAAATGTTATATGTTGTAATATTAAAGTCATTAATATATTAAACATTATATTTTTAATTTATTTATAATATATATATATAATATATAATGAAAGGATTTATTAATTTAGGGAATACATGTTATTTAAATTCAGGTTTACATTTAATACTTCATAATAAAGAATTAACAAATTTAATATTATTATATACATCACAATCCGAATTATTAAATAAAATTGGTAATATAATTTTAGAATATAATAATTTATCAAATAATAATATTATTAATCCATATGAGATTAAGAATATTATTGAACAAAAACAGAAAATTTTTTTTGGTTCTGGACAACATGATGCAACAGAATTTGTAATTATTTTATTAAATATTATAAATGATGAAATTATTAAAATTAATAATTTAAATATATTAAAAAATTTATATAATATTGAAATTGAAACAAAAATTAAATGTAAATTATTAAGTTGTTTAAATATAAATAATAATTTAGAAAATAATTTTTTTTTATTTTTAGATATATTACCAAATTGTTCATTATTAGAATTATATAATAATTATCAAAATAAAGAAAAATTAGAAAATGAAAATGCATATAATTGTAATAAATGTAATCGTAAAACAATAGCATCAAAAAGAATTAAAATAAATAGTTTATCTAATCATTTATTAATTATATTAAAAAGATTTACAAATATTAATAATTATTTAACAAAAAACAATGATATAATAGAAATACCATTAAATTTAAATAATATGATGTTAATAGGTGCTATTATTCATTATGGTAGTTTACATTCTGGTCATTATATATATATAGGTAACTTTAATAATATATGGTATACATGTAATGATTCACAAATAACTGTTATTAAAAATTATACAGAATTAAAAAATATATTAAATAATGCATATTTATTATATTATTATAAAAATTAATTTGATTTTTTATTATATTTTATATTTGTTATATTATTTATATTTCTATTTTTAATATTATTTATATCACTTTTTTTTTCTTCAATATTATTTTCTTCATTTTTATTATTATTTTTATAATTATTAAAAATATTATAAAAAATATTTAAATCAAAATTATTTATATTTAAATTATTATAACATTCGTTAATAAAATTACTATCTAAACTTAAAGTTATAAAATCAATAATCATAACTTTAATATATTGTGCAATAATAGGATTTAAATAATTTATTATATAAAATATAATTATTATTGATAATAAAGATTTACCAAAATCTAAAAATTTATTATTAAATATTAATATAACTATACATATTACTAAAATTATATTTTTATTATACATTATTTTAACTTATAAAATATTTTTTTCTATTTATACTTAATGAATTATAATGATGATATATATAAAGTTAAATATTTAAAATATAAAAATAAATATTTTAACTTATTAAATGGTGGTAATACCGGTAAATGTGATTGTGGAAATAATAATAATTGTATATGTTTAATTGGTGGTAATAAATTAACTGTTAAAAATAACAAATTAGCAATTGAAAATGTTTCTATTAATAAATTAAATAATAATTCTATTATGTTATTTAAAGCTGATTGGTGTCCTCATTGTAGAAACTTTATGCCTGAATGGAAAAAATTAACTAATGATATTAGTAATGTTATTAATTGTATTACTTATGATTCTGAAAAAAATAAAGAAGAAATTGAAAATTATAATATTGATGGATTTCCTTCTATTAAAATTAAAATTCAAGAAGAAATAATTGAATATAATGGAAGACGAACAGCAAGTGATATAAAAGGTTTTTTAAAATCAAATGATATTATTTAACAATTTGTATAATATTCAATATAATCATTTTCATTAATTAAATTAATAATTTTATCAATATTATTAATTTTATTTTCTAATTTATTATATTCATCATAATAATTATTATTTTGTAAATTTTTATTTGTTGATAATTTACTTAATATTGATAATATATATGATAACTTTTTTTGTTCTATTCTTTTAGTTTTTTTACATTCTAATTTAATTTTTTCTGTTGATTTATTATTAATATTAATATTATTTTTATTAGATAAATCCATTATTTTTATTAATAAATTATTATTCATTTTATTAAATATAAGAATATATTATATTATATAATATTTTTTAAACTTATTTTTAAATTAATTTATTATACCTAAATTTTTTAAATTTTCAAATATGTTATCATATTTATTTGAATTATTATTTAATAAATAATCTAATGATTCTTTTTTTATTTCATTAAATGTTTTATTATTATTATTACTATTATTATCACAATTATTATTAATATTTATATTATTTTTATTTGATTTTAAATTTAAATCTTGTTGTTTTCTTTCTTGTTCTTTATCATGTATTAATTTACTTATATTAATATTATTATTAACATTAATATTTAATAATAAATCATTATTATTTTTTATTTCTTTTGGTATAATACCTGTTATAGGATTATAAATAGTATTTGTTAAAATAAAATTTGTATTATTACGTTCATCATTTTTTGTATTATATTTATTATTAATATCTGGATTAAATTTTTTGTTTTTAAAAAAAATATTATTTTCCATATATAATTATAAAGAATTATATTTAAATATTATTATTATGAATTACTATTATAATATACTTGAAATTGACCCCACCACTAATAAAGAAGATATTAAAAAAGCATATTTTAAATTAATTAAAAAATATCATCCAGATAGAAATAATAATAATAATGAAAATTATTTAAAAATAACTGAAGCATATAATAATTTAGTATATAATAATGATAAAATTATAAATATTGATGATATAATAAATAATTATATTTATATAACAGAATATTATTATAAAATACCAAATAATTATATAAAATCAATATTAGATATTAATATAATTTGTGAAATTAATATAAATGATATTATAAATAATAATATGAAAGATATAACAATAAAAAGAAATATAAATAATAATAATATAATATCAAATTATATATTAAATATAACACATCCAATAATTATAATATATAATAATGGTGATATAATTAATAATTCTAAAGGGAATTTAATTATAAAACTAAATTTACCATATAATTTTATATGGTTTGATAATGAACTTATTATTTATAAAAATATAAATTTATATGAATTTATTTATGGTATTGATATTAATATTAATCTAGATAATGATAATAATTTTATTTATAATAATTGGAAACCAATTGAAAATGGTTTAATAATAAATATTATTACAAATAATGATATTACCGTTAAAATTGAATTAGTTTTAAAATATAATTATACAACTGAAAATTTTAATATTATTAAAAAATATTTTTCTTAAATAAAATAATAATGTGGTGTAAATTTACTAGAGATAATATTAAACATTTTTTTAATTATAATATTAATAATAATAATATTCTTCTTAAACTTATTAAAAATGAAAGAGAAAAAATTAAAAATTTTATTATTAATAATAATAAAAATATTTTAATTAAAATTTTAGATTCTAATAATATTAATATTGATCCATTTATTAATCATTGGGTTGATAAAAATATTACTTATGAATTACCTAAATTAGTTCATAATTATAGTATATCTTGGGATGATAATATTATTATTATTAAAAGTTATAATAATATTAATGATATTTGTAAAAAATTCACCCTGATTATTCATATTTATGAATATCTTAAATATAATAATAATATTCATAAAAATGTTTCTATATATTTAATATTAAGTAATCTTATTAAAAAACTACCTGATAATAATAATATTATTAATATTCAACATGTTAATACTGGTTATACTGACTTTTCTAATAATACTATCTTTATATGGAGATTAGAAGAATTTGAAAAAGTTTTATTTCATGAATTTATACACTTTCTTAATCTTGATATTAAAAATAATACTCATTTTACTAATAATATTGTTAATTATAATGAAGCTGTTACTGATTTCTGGGGTATAATATATTATATTATATTTTTATCTTTAATGACAAATATTAAAATTAAAAAGTTATTAGAAATTGAACTTAATTTTATTAAAAATCAAGCTAATTTATTAAGTAATTATTTAAATATTAATTCTATTTCTAATATATCTCATATTAAACAAAAAACACATGCTTTTTCTTATTATATATTTAAATATCTGATTTTTGATTATTTTATTTGTTTAGATATTAATTATGATATTAATAATGTTAAAAATGAATTTAATGATTTTCATATTTTATATAATAATATTATTAATAAAAATTTTAAACCATCTAAATTTATATATTTAAATTCTACTCGTATGACACTATTACAATTAAATTAATTAAATGATACCATTATTTTATTATTTTTTATTTCTAATATATTATTATTATTATTATTATTATTATTATTATTATTATTATTATTATTATTATTATTATTATTTACATTTTTATTTAAATTTATATTGGTATTTATTGTTATATACTTTTTTTTATACTTATGTTCATTATTATTAAATTTTATTTTATCATGTTTCTTTTTCTTATTCATGTCATTTTCTATTGTTTCTTGATATGTTTTTATATATTGATATATATCTTTAGATATAAACCATTTAAAAAAATTTAATTGTCCAATAGTTGTAATAATACATGTATTACCAATAAAAAAAGGGATTCTTTCACCTCTACTAAATGGATCAAAATATTTTTTTTGATAAATTTTTAATTGTTGTTTATATGATGTATAAACATTAAATAAAGTAGAAATATTATTTTCAATAATTTTATAAATAATTTTATTATTTTTTGAATATTTAGTAACAAAATAATCAATTAAACGTATTGATATTTTTGATTCTGAATTTACAATCGGAATAAAATTATTTATAATATTTTTGTTCTCAAAAAAACTACTTAAAGATTTTAATATAATGTTTTCTTGTGATGACATTTTAATAGATAATAAAACTTCTTGATTTAATTTTTTTGTTTCAATTAATGTCATTTCAAAATGAATATATAAAATATATATTTATATAACTTTAAATTAATTAAAACTAGAATTATTAAAATCTTCTGTTAAATTATTTATCAAATTTGTTATATTATCATTCATATTTATAAATATATTATTTTCTGTTTCCGGAATATTTATTATTTCTTCATCTGTTTCATCATCTAGTAATTTATAATTATAATTATTATTATCTATATCAAATGATATTATTATTGGTCTTAAATATATTCCAATTTCATTTTTTGTATTTGTCCATATTGCATAAAACTCTAATAATATTTTTGTCCAACAATTTTCTATATTTATATTTATTTTTTTATCATTATTTATTATATATAAATTATTGTTATCTATATTTATCGGATCTATATTATTTAATAATAATATCGTTTTTAAACTAGTATTATTATAAGTTTTTAATTTTATTGTTCCATTCTCATAATTATCATTTTCATGTATTATTTTATGAAAATTTATTGATAAATTTTGTTTATTATTTAATATAAACCATTCATTATAATTTTTTATTATATCTGTTTTGATTTTCTGTTCGATCTTATTTATAAAAGAAATAAAGTTATTTATTTTATTATTTTTATCTTTTAATGCTATTTCAAATTCATTATAATTTTCATATATATCAGGTTCATATATATTATATAATGTTGGTGTTTGTATAACAAAATTATTTAATTTATTATTATTACTATATTTTAAATAAATAATTTTTTTATCATTTAATGTTTTTACTTTTGTGTAAATTATATTTTCTACATTTATATCATTGTATTTATATGGTTTTTGATAATTCATATAAATTTATTATATAAATATTTTTTAAATAGATTTTTACTTTTTACTTTTCAGTTTAGGTTTCGGTGTTACTACTTGTTTTATTTCTTGTTCCGATTCTGAATCTTCATTTTCTTCATCTGAACCATCTGAATCTTCTAATTTGATTTTTGACTCTTTTAATTCTACATGTTCTGAATTATCTACATCTGATTCTCCATCTGAACTATCTGATTCAACTTCCACTATTTTTTTTACTTTATTTTTATCTTCTTTTTTATTATCTTTTTTATTAGTATCATCTTTTTTATTAGTATCATCTTTTTTATTAGTATCATCTTTTTTAGTAATAACAGAAGATTTAGCGACACCATTTGTAGTAGATTTAGAATCTATAAAAGTATTATCATCATCCATATAAGTTTTATATATAGATGTATTTTCATTATTTGATTTAATAATATCTACTTTAGATGCTTTAATAGTAATACCATATTTAGGATCAGGAATTTTAGATTCTTGAGCCCAAAATTTTACAATTCTAAAAATTACTCTAATTTTTGATTTCCATTTAATTTTTAATGCACAATCTGAAATATTATTAATATTATTAACTTTTGTTCTTGAAATAATATTATATTCATTATCATTTGTATCATTTTCTTCTACTTCTGTTTCATATAAAATTGTTTTTATATTTCCTGTATTATAATCAGTATCTATTTTAACTTTAATATATGGTGGTCGTTGTGGTTGTGTTTCATCTTCTTCATCAATATCAGGGAATTTTAATAAAGGACTATAAATATATTTTGTATTTTTTTTACCAATTGATTTATTATTTCCTAAATAATTAGTTTTAAATTCTGTTGAACTAAAATGTTTATCCATTCTACTTAAAAAATCAATTAAATTTTTATGAACTTCAACATTTAAAGGTAATTTAATATGTAATCGTTGAGTATCATCTTTAATAAATTTACCAATAGAAGGAATACCATATGTAGTAATTTCAGTCCATGGTAACTGAATAAATAATGGAATATTACCTAAAGTAGGATGTAAATATCTTGGATATGCAATATATTGAGATGCTTGGGTACTTTTACTATTTTCTAATTCCGTAAATGTTAAATTTTCTATTGTAATATTTTCAATTGTTTGTGTATAATCTCGGGCAGCCATAATTATGTTTTATTTATATTATAAAAAATATTATCAATAAATATTTATATCAATTTTTTTTATATTAGTTAAAAAGATATTTTTTTATATTTAATATTATGGATATTAATTCTAGTTTTGAAAATTTAAATATAAATGAAAACTTGTTAAAAGGTATTTATTTATATGGTTTTAATAAACCTTCAACAATTCAAATTAAAGGAATAAATGCTATTAATACAAAAAAAGATTGTTTAATACAATCACAATCAGGTACAGGTAAAACAGCAACATATTTATTAGGTATTATTAATAGATTATCTAATGTAGAACACTGTCAAGGACTAATAATAACACCAACACGTGAATTAACAAATCAAGTTTATAATGTATCTATTGATTTAAGTAAATATTGTAATTATAAAATTACAAAATGTATTGGTGGTACTAATTTACATCAAAATAAAAATGAACTTAAAAATGTAAATTTAGTAATAGGTACATTAGGACGTATTTATCATTTAATTATTGAAAATAATATTAATATTAATAATCTTAAATTTATTGTTTTAGATGAAGCAGACGAATTATTATTAGATGGTATTAATGATAAAATTAATTATATTTTAAATAATATACCAAAAGAAACACAAAAAATATTTATTTCAGCAACAATTTCTAAAAATTTAATTAATATATCAAAAAAAATTTTAATAGATCCTATTAAAATTTTACTTAAAAATTCAGAATTAATTGTAGACTTAATTAGTCAATTTTATATTAATGTTGAAACAGAAGAATATAAATTGGATACTTTATTAGATTTATTTAATATTATTTCCACTTCTCAAAGTATAATTTTTTGTAATACTATAAAAAAAGTTGAATGGCTCGAACAAAACTTAAAAGAAAATAATTTTACTATTACTGTTATACATTCTAATATGGAACAACTTGAAAGAGATAATATTATTAAAGAATTTAGAGAAGGTAAAACTAGATTACTTATCACTACTGATTTATTAGCACGTGGTATTGATATACCCAAAATAAATATGGTTATTAATTATGATATTCCTAATGATAAAGATACTTATATTCATAGAATAGGTAGATGTGGTAGATTTAATAAAAAAGGTATTGCTATTACAATGGTAAAAATGGAAGAACCATTAGATTTAAAATTATATAATAAAATGATATATTTTTATAAATTAAGTATTAAAGAATTACCAGTAGATATAAATAAATATTTATAATGAAATCACTTATATTTACAGATCTAGAAACATATGAAGAATTTATTTATATTACTAATTTTAATATTATTTCATTAAAAGATTATCATAAAATAAAACTACATTTTATAATTTACACTATTAAATATAATTTAAATTCTGATATTATTAAAAATATATGGCATTATGTTGAAAATTAATAAAAAAATTGAAATTTTTAATTTTTGAATTCTCTATAGTCTAAAAATTATATAATACAATGATCTGTCCTATCATTAAAAATACCAGTCGGCCCCAGAAACTCACTCCCGTTCGTGTTTTCTACGTCAGAAATGATGTCGAGTACCTTGTTTGTATTGCACTCGCATCACGTATGCCAACAAAACATAACGGCGCTGTATTGTCAAACATCAGTTCGTGTGCCCTTTATGATGAGGATGACATAGTTACGGCCATTATCAATATGCCGAAACTGTTTTATACTCTCCCTAAGGGTCAGGATGGATGGAAAATACGGAAGAGAACCACGGCCAACTGCAAATTTATTGGATGAAAAAATCACAATCCTTCTCCAATAAAAAGGACATGTCAAAAGTTTTTATTTAATATATTTATATTAAATAAAAATTAAATTAAATTTATTAAATTTATTTTTAAATTCTAATATTAACTCATTATTATCATAATTATTATCTATATTTAGTTCATTAATAGAAAATATTAAAATATTAAAATGAATTTTTATATAATCTAATAAATATTCATTTTTATAAATAATATTATATTTTTTATTTTTTAATAAATAATCATATAAATTTTTTTTATTTTCATGTAAATGTAAAATATCATAATTTTCTTCTAAAAAATTATCGTTAAATATATTGTTTTCTTCTATATTATAATAATAATGTAAAAATTCATTGTTATATTTATATTTTTTATTAATTTTATAACAATTAATTAAAAATATTTTATTACTTTTTAACTTTTTTAATTCTTCTATTTCATCAAATAACTCAAATATATATTTATTCTTATAATTCTTTACTATTTTAAAAATAAAATTTAAATTATTTAATATTTCTTTTGATGCATATCTTATTATATTTATATCTGTTTTTAATGCTTTAAATACTATATTATAATTATTTTTTAATTCATTAGATACATATTTTAATGAATATCCATTATTTATAACAGCATGTAATACTATATTATAATTATTTTTTAAATTATCAGAAGCATATTCTAATGCAAAACCATTTTTTTTAACAGCTTCCAATACAATATTATAATTATTTTGTAAATTTTTTGATACATATTTTAATATACTATATTTTGAATATAATGAATCATTTTTAACTGCTTCATATACTATATTATAATTTTTTTTAAATTTATTTGATAAATGTTCTAATATTGTACCATTGTTTTTAACAGCTAATAAAACTATATTATAATTATTTTTAAATTTATTAGATGCATAATGTAAACTATAACCATCATTTTTTATAGCTTCTGTAACAATGTTATAATTTTGTTTTAATCTATTTGATGCATAATCTAATAATAAACCATTTTTTTTTATAACTTCATATATAATATTATAATTATTTTTAAGTTCATCTGAAACATAAATAATTAATGATTCATTTTTTTTAATAACTTCAAAAACAATATTATAATTATTTTTTAATTCATTAGAACAATATTTAAATGCTTCACAATTATTTTGAATAGCACATAATACTATATTATAATTGTTTTTTAATTCATTTGATGCATATTGTAATGATAAACCTTTATTAATAACAGCATTTAAAACAATCATATAATTATTTTGTAATTCATATGATGCATATTGTAATGCATAACCATTATTTATAACTGCATTTAATGTAATATTAAAATTTGATTTATATTTTAAAGATGTATATTCTAATGCTAAACCATTATTAATAACTGCATTTAATACAATATCATAATTATTTTTTAATTTTATTGATGAATAACGTAATGCTATACCATTATTTATTACTGATAATAATACTATATTATAATTATCTTTTAATTTATCAGATGTATAATATAAATTTAATCCATTTTTTTTCACTGCTGTTTTTATTATGTTATAATTATTTTTTAAATTTTCTGATGCACAATGTATTGATAAACTATTATTTTTTACTGCTTCTAATACAATATTATAATTATTTTTTAATTCATTAGATGCATAAAATAAACTCCATCCATCATTTTGTACTGCTTTTAAAACTATATTATAATTATTTTGTGAATAAGTAGCATATTTTAAAATTAATCCATTAATATTTACAGCGTCACTAATAAAATAGTAATTAAAAAATAAATATTTAAACATTTTTAAATAATATAAAATTATAAATTTATAAATTATAAAATTCAATTTTTAATAATGTATTGTAAAATCAGTAACAATATAATAATGAAAAATACTTAATAATAATACTAAATCATTATTATAAAAAATATGATTAGATATTTTTAAACTTTTTTTTAATAACTTTATATAATACTTTTTATTACGCAAAATATCTAAATATAAATCTATTATATAATCTATCCTATTTGTATTTATATATAAATATACTAAATTTTTAAAACATTTTATACTATCATTTTTTAATCCCATTATAAAATAGTCTCTTGCAATATTATAATTTTTTATTGATAAATAATAATTACCTAAATTATTTATTGCTAATATATTATTATATTTTATTGCTAAATTATAATACTTTATCATGTTTTCTTTATCATTTGTTATCTCATAATAATAACCTAAATTAAATGCACCTGTACTATCATTTAATTTTAATGTCATTAAATAATATTTTTTCATATTTTCTATATTGTTTATTTGTCTATAATAATTACCCAAATTTATCATAGAAGGTATATAATTATTTTTAACACCAATTAAATAATATTTAATCATTTGTTTATAATTTTTAATATTTTTATAATATATTGCTGTATTAAATATTTCTTGTTGTGTTTTATCTGTACTTGATAATGAAGAGAATATATTAACAACATTATATAAACGCATTTATATATTTAATTAAAATTATATAAATATAATAATTAATATTTTCAATTTTATTATAATATAAAATATGTCTAATGATCTATATTTATCTAATAATATTTTTAATGAAGATTTATATTGGATAAATCCCATACCTAATAAAGATATTAATGAAAAATTTATTAAATCTATTGAATGTATAAAATATTTTGATCAAAATGGATATGACTTAACACCTATTGAACAATTATATGCTACATATAATTGTGATATTAATTTAACATTGTATAAAGGTATAAAAAGTTGTATTTATAAAGAATGGTTTATACAAAATGATAAATATGAAGGATATATCCTAAATCATTCTATGTTATTAGAAAGAAAAGGATATTATAATAAAGCTCTCGAACAATTAAAAAGTTTTTCTTTAATGAATCCATTATTATATAAATTAATAAATTATAAAACAAAATGGGGTGTTGACTTATCTATTGATTATGTTGATAAAAAAAGTAATGTTATGGAATTATTACATTATGAATATGATAGTTTTAATATAAATAAAATTAAAAATATAAAAACTAATGTTGAAAATATAATATTAAACTCTAATTTAGATATTATATCTCAAGATTTATTACAAAAAAAAAATGAATGGTATAATTTAGAATTTTTTGAACAAAGTAAATATAAAACTGATTATTTTAAATTAGAACCTGAACGTTTTAAAGTTGTTGCATGGTATTAATAATAAATAACCAATTAAAAGAAATAAAAAATAAAATTTATGAAAATCAATAATTAAATAATAAATAACAATTTTTATATAATCCAATTATAAAAAATAACCAATTAAATTAAAAGAAATAAGTAACAAAAAATAAAATTTATGAAAATCAATAATTAAATATATTACTAATATAAATAATAAATAACAATTTTTATATAATCCAATTATAAAAGATATAATTAATAATAAAAATATTAATATTGATATATTATAATTATATATTTTAAATAATGGAATATTAAAAATAAATTTATAAGAAATATTATTGTTATCATAAATATTATTTAAATATTTATTTAATATTTTTGGATATATAACAGTATTATTTGAATTTATTTTCATATCTTGATATATTATTTTTGTTTTACTTGCATATATATTATATTTATTTACATTAAAAGCTATAAAACCATCTATTGGAATATTTATTTTTTTTTAATTTTTTAATATTTTATGACAACCATTATAACTTATTATATATCCATGAGTTGTTAATGGAAATTCAGGTATAAATATATGTTCTTTATTAATTTCTTTTTTTTTATTAAATATTGTAAATATTTTTAAAAATATATTTATGTCATTATATGTTTTATCATTACATAAACCACCACAACCTAAAAATATTATATCATAATCTTTTGGCACATCATTATATACGTTTTCTAATACTTTATAAAAATCATCTGTAAAATAAATATCATCCTCTAATATTAAAGCATTTTTATATTTTTTATTTATAATATCTTTATATATTTTTTTATGTGTTAAACTACAACCAATAGCACTTTTTGTTGCATATAATTGAAATATATTATTAATATTTTCGTTTTTTTCTTTTTTTGATAATTTATTTATATCTATACCTGTCATTTTCTCAAAATTTATATCCAATTTTTTACATTTTTTTATCATATTATTTAATCGTTCGGTATCCTTTTCCATATTAATTATATAAACATTATCCACATATTTTTCCATATAATATTAATTTATAAATTAATATTATTCTTTTTTTCTAATTTAAAATAATTTTCATTTTTTTTTTTTTTTTTCATTTGATATTACTTTAATTATATTATAAACATTTTTACCTGTTTTATCTTCAATACGGGAACATTTAGGACATATTTTTGAATTTTCAAACCATAATGAAATACATTTTATATGACATGTCATATTACAACAAGGCATTTTAATTGTGGGATATAATGATAATTCTGATAAACATAATTCACATTCTTTTTCTAATTCATTATTTGTATTTTCAATTTCAATTTCTTTTAATGACTTTTTATTTTTTTCTTCTAAAATATCTAAAAGTTCATTTAATTCAGTATCTTCTAAATATTCTATTTTTTTATTTACTATAATATGATTTTTTTTATTATAATCATCTGAATATATTTTATTTTCTGGTTCACTAATCCATAATAAATATATAGCCATTCTTAATTTTACTTCAACACAATAATTATATGCATTTTTAATTAATTCTTCATTTATAAACTCTATATTATTATAAATTATTTTTAAAAAATAATTTATAAAATCATCTAATGTTTCTATTATTGCTTCTAATCTTATTGAAGTATTATAAGTCATTATTATCTGTGTTTTTATATCAGATATATTTGAAATATAAAATGTATATTTGTTTTTATTAATATTTTCTAATTCAAATTTTAAATATTCACCATATATTTTATTTGGCATTCTGATTATCTTACATTTACCCGGTAATACTGATAATAAATACTTTATATTTGTTGATAATGAAAATAAACCATTATTTAAGTAACTTTTAATATCAACTGGTGTAAATGTTTCATAAGAGTTATATAATGTTTTTAACCTATTTATATATTTATCTTTTAAAATTATTAAAGGTGTTTTAATATATAATTCAGGATAATTAGGCATCCATGGTTCTTCTATCTCCATTTTAATTATATTTACCAGAAGATAAAAAATGCAGTTTAATACCTTCATTATGTAATAATATAAATAATACAAATAATAATAATATAAATAATAATAATATAAATAATAATATAAAAAAAATAGATTGTAAAGTAGGTGAATGGGGACAATGTAATGGAACTAATAGAACAAGAACTGTTACAGAAGGCACAAAT